TGTACTAGGACGTGTCCTTGCGTGGTTTCTGATTGTTTGTTATCTGGTCGCACCTTGCGGGTGTTCCGCGTGTCTTGACCCTTGGGGGTTGGCACGATTGTCCAACTATCCCGCTCGGTGACTGCTGCCGACTGCCCACAGTCAAGGCACGTTCTGTAACCTAGACGGGCGCGCTTCACACTGTACGCCTCGCCACATTCTTTACACTTGATAGCCATATCTCTCCCTCTTGTTACGCCATCGGGCATAAGAATGGGCAGGTGTAGAATAGCCTACGCCCTGCCCTAACTAATGCTCACTTACTAGGACGTGTCCTAGTTGATTGATCTGTGATCTTTTATTGATCGGTTGTGATTGCCATGAACGCGCTACCGCTCACTTTGCTGGGACACCGTGCCGTGTCCGTAATGTACTAGGATGCGTCCTAGTAGATGCTTGTGCATCTGACTTACTCTCTGGGTGTTCAACCCTGACTAGCCCCTGACTAGCCGCCGCCGTACTTCCTGCTCTAACCTATCATCAGTCATATCTCCGAGAGTGATGCCCCAACGGGGGAGATCGGTTCCAAGCGTTGCCCTTGTTTGTGTAAGCGTCAATCCTTTCGTTGCTCCGTACAAGTTACGCACTTGATGCAGTCCATCGCTACTAGGATGCGTCCTAGTATTAGCGTGAAGTAAATCCATCTTAGCATTATCGGCAGCACCTAGGACGTGTCCTAGTATGAACCTAGCAATGGCGAGACACAGATCATGCGTCTCAACTAACAATGATAAATAGCGTGGTCGGCTTACACGCGGCCCCCGAGCCGCCCTTTCCAGAATTTTTTTAACTGATACCACTATAGCATACTTATACAGCATTGTCAAGCATATAATGTCTTTTCAAACGATTTAGTTGTAACGAGTGACAGGCTGTATCATACGGTACTAGGACGCGTCCTAGTGTGTCATTCTGTGTAATGTACCGCATTTGTACCAACTAGGGGTCTCGCAAGTGCTTGATATTAAAGCAATGTAACAATGTAGCAATGTATCAGGAGAGAAGGTGCGGGGAAATGTTTGGGGGGAGCGGGGGATACATTAGGCCAAAAGGCGGGGGGAGCCTCGCGTATAGTGTATCTTTTTTAGTTGGTACAAATGGTACAAATGGTACATTGTAATAAAATCAATCACTTACAAAAATACATTGTGCTACATTGGCGGTACAAATGGTACTTTACTTTAAAATCAATACCTTATGCGGTTTCGACCTACTAGGACGCGTCCTAGTGCCGCTTTCTGCCGCGTAACGCTGCCGAGTAACTGGTTTAGGGGGTTGACAGATAGACAATTTACCTTAATACACTACGTGTATTAACCTTTCACCTTCTGCTACTTGCTGCTGTTGTGCCGCGTAACGCTGCCGAGTAACTGGCTACTGTGAGTAAGGGGGAGACGTACAGCTAAGTCCTATCGGATCGGGGGAAACTCGCCCAGACTTACTAGGACGCGTCCTAGTGCGTGGCGCACCACTCCGCATTGCTACTCGGTAACTGGCATCGCCAGAACTGGCGTCGAAAAAAAGGCCAAAAAAAATGGCCGACCAATTAAGGCCGACCATTTTAGTTTGTTTATGCAAAATACGAGTTCAATGTTTTCCAAGCTGCAGTAGCTTGTTTGTTGTTTTTAGATTTAAAACCAACTGATTTTTCGCCATGCATTTTGGTGTCCATAGTCGCTAACAGCTTTTTTATCTGGGCAGTGTTATAGGCTATGTCTTTTTCCTCGGGCAGTATACGTCCCGAAATACGGTCTACAGCTTTTTTGTAACGAGAACCAAATTCAACTTGCCATGCTGATTTTTTACGGTCCTTCATAGTAGGGTGTCCACCGATAACAGTGTCCGCGTCTACAGCGCCAGTAGTAACAGTGTCATACAATTCCGGTGTAAATATTGATTTAAGCACCAATTCTCTACCCCATGCGTATACTGCAGCATGCTGATTACTTGGACGTTTTGTGTCCGGCTTACGTAACAGATCGAACTTGGCAATATTGGTAGCACGATCTGATTTTTCTAGGTCAAGTTCAAGCACACTTGCCACCACGGCATCCATCGCAGTAACAGCTTTTGCGATAGCAGCTTTTGCATTAACAATGTCTTTTGACCGTTTGCCGTTTACGCTTTTATTATCGCCAGTAGCAGCGAGACCTAATGCGTTGTTGAATACTTCCAACTGAGTTTCCGTTACAGTGTAGTCGTTTTGTGTTTCAGTAGGCATTGCAAAATTCCTTTGCGTTGTCGGCGTAGACGTTGGTGCCCCGCTCCGATGAAGTAGTTATGCCATAGGATGACATTTAAACAATAGATAGGACAACCAAATACAAGTATATGATACTGATTACTAGGACGCATCCTAGTACCCCACCTACCCCCAACCCCCCTTGATTGATGCTCGCCGCATTGCTCTGTATAATACTAATTCACACAAACTTTTTACGTTTCTACACGTTTAGGTAGATACTCGCTCTGGTTGTACCCCCCTACCTAAAAAACCCCCCTACCCAAAAATATTATTATAGTGTAAAAAAATTTTATACGTGTTGGAGGACACCGCTATGGACCCAGACAAGATCATAGACTTCCCCGTGCTGTCTGAACTGGATCGGCAGTTTCTTGAACTAGAGAAACAGCAAAAGCTAATACGTGAGCAGACAAAGCGTATAGAAGATGGTAAGCTGGCTAAGTTTATAGAGGATTTATACAAGTGACTATAGCAGTAGATGTGCAAACTAATGTGCCTGTGCCAACGGATAACCCGTCTATACCGCTTACCGAGCGCATAGCTGCCGCTGCCGAAACCACCAAGTTGCTTGCAGAGCATGGCCTAGAGATAGAGGCAACTAACGCAGATAGAGATACTGCTGCAGCCATAGCAACTGCGTTTGCCGAAGACCCTGTGAAGACTGCGAAGAAGGCTACACCTAGGCGCACTGCGGCTTTAACACCCGCTACGTTGCTTTTAACTGATCGAATCCTTAAAGATTTTGGTCATTCTGTCGTTAAGAACTCTATACAGATAAGGCACCTAGTCACAAACAAGCTAATCGAAGAGACCGAGAACCCAGACGCACGGATACGTATACGAGCACTAGAATTATTAGGTAAGGTCTCAGACGTGGGACTGTTTGCCGAGAAAGCCGAAGTAACTGTCACTCACCAAACTACAGATGATATCAGGGATAGACTGCGGGATAAGTTAACTAAGCTCGTAGATGTTACGCCAGACGATGACGTAGAAGATGCCGTAGTCCTAGACGGTCAGACTATAGACATAGACGCTGAACTCGGAATAAGCGATGAAGGATAACGTCACAAATGGCTTCTCCGAGGAAGAGGTTCAGCAAATGCTGGACAACTTGGACAGCTTCTCAGACGAAGAAATAACCGAGATAGACAAGTTGGTAGAAGAGTTGGGGATACGTAAGCGTAACAAAACCGCCTACGATGACCTGATAGAGTTCTGTAAACGGATGCAGGATGACTACATAGTAGGGCGTCATCACCGTATTCTTGCTGACCTGCTGATGGCTATTGAAGCGGGTGATGAGGATCGTATCTGTGTCAACATACCCCCACGTCACGGTAAGTCCCAGCTAGTATCTATATTTTTTCCTGCGTGGTTCTTAGGTCGTAATCCTAACAAGAAGGTTATGATGGTGTCGCACACCACTGACCTAGCTGTGGACTTTGGACGTAAGGTACGTAACCTTATCTCCCTAGATGACTACAAAGCTATATTCCCTACAGTTAAGCTAGCGGTGGATAGTAAGTCTGCGGGGCGTTGGAATACGAATTTTGGTGGTGAGTATTATGCGTGTGGTGTTGGTTCTGCTCTTGCTGGTCGGGGCGCTGACCTCCTGCTCATTGACGATCCCCACTCAGAACAAGATGTTATCAACGGCAACTTCTCCGTGTTTGAGAGAGCATACGAGTGGTACACCTTTGGTGCGCGTACTCGTCTTATGCCGGGTGGCCGAGTAGCTATCATACAGACACGCTGGCACATGGATGATCTAACAGGTCGTGTGACCGCTGATATGGTGAAGAACGAGAAGTCAGATCAGTTTGAGATTATAGAGTTCCCCGCCATCCTAGACTCCGAAGATGATGACGGTAAGCCCATACAGAAACCGCTGTGGCCTGAGTTCTTTGACCTAGAGGCGCTGCTACGCACAAAGTCATCTATGCCCACGTTTCAGTGGAACGCGCAGTATCAGCAGCAACCCACCGCAGAAGAAGCATCTATCGTCAAACGTGAGTGGTGGCGCATATGGGCTGACGATGATCCGCCTGACTGTGAGTACATCATAATGTCGCTTGATGCTGCAGCCGAGAAACACAACCGCGCTGACTATACATCGCTTACAACATGGGGTGTGTTCTTCAACGAAGAAGAGGAGATGCACAACCTCATCCTGTTGAATGCTATAAAAGAGCGTATGGAGTTCCCAGAGCTAAAAGAGTTGGCTGTACGGGAATACCATGATTGGGAACCTGACGCGTTCATCGTGGAGAAAAAGTCATCGGGGTCAGCCCTGTATCAAGAGATGAGACGTATGGACCTGCCTGTGCAGGAGTACACACCTCACCGTGGGTCGGGCGATAAGATGGCACGTCTTAACTCTGTGGCTGACATAATACGGTCAGAGCTGTGTTGGGTTCCCGCTAAACGATGGGCAGAAGAGTTAGTAGAAGAAATAGCTGGGTTTCCGTTTATGTCTAACGATGACCAAGTTGACTCTACAGTTATGGCG